ACATTATTGTAAAAGGCACTTTAACATTTGATATAACCAGACAACAAGATTTAAGCGATTATGAAATTTATAATATTACAAGCATAAATGATAATGATTTTGGTACAAACCCACATATTCATATTAGTGGTAAATAATGGCAGTTTCAATTAAAATGAAACCAAAAGCAATAATCTTGAAAGGACTTAATTTAGAACAAGGTGGAAAAGTACATGCATTTTTTACTGCAACTTGTGCTAGACACATGGACAAGTATGTTCCTTATGATGAGGGTACACTTGCAACAACAGTAATTGATGAAAGTGGAAATCCTACCGAAAATGTCACGGCAACAACAATAACTTATACGCAACCTTATGCTACATATCAATATGAAGGCCAAAGGCAAGATGGTACTCATAAAATAAATGAAGCAAATAGAAATAGAAGTATGCATCCAGAAGCCACTTCACATTGGGACAGGGTAATGATGAGTATTGAAAGAAAAAAAGTTATAAAAGAAGTTCAAGATTATTTTGATAAGAAGGTGAAAGAATGAATTATGAAAATAGCAGAATTGCAAAATTAAGAAATTATTTGTTTGACATTATTGATGAATTAAGCAGTAATGATGAATATCAAATAAATGCAAATATGTTATCAAATGATATTAATAATTATTCACTTGATAAAGTACCAACTGAAAGCACAGTCGAAAGATGGGTAATGGGTCTAGAAATACACCGAGATGTGTTTACATTTAGGAGTAGAGTTGCTTATTCACAAGATGTTATTAATAATTTAGAAAATATTGGTTTTTTTGAAAGTTTTGAAGAATTAATCAAATCCAATAATGATAAAGGCATTTTGCCTGAAATTGATGGTATTGAAAGTATTGAATGTTTAAATTGTGGTTCGTTAACAGTTAATGATACCGACACGGCAGTTTTTAATATTCAAATACAAATTACATATAAAATAATGAATTAAAGGAGGAAATATGAATACAAATTTAGTTCCAGATAATATTGAGAAAGTAAAAAGAAGTCAATTTGTCACTTTTTTAGATACTACACCAAGTGCAACAACACCAACTTGGAATTTACTTGGAATTGGAATCACGGAATATGGTATTGCTTATAATCCACAGGTAGAACAAGAAAAATGGATTATAGAAGACAATGCAAGAAATATTCATGAAAGTAATCAAAAACAAAGCACAGTTTCACAATCAATTTATAAAAATGACCCATGCTTTGAATTTGCTTATGCTGGACTTGACCAATTAAATTATAAAACTCATATTTTAGATATAGACAGATATAATGGTAGCGGTTCAAGTTTCCCTGCAAAAATGAGCGATGGCATTTTAACAATTACAAATTATATGGGTGAAAATGCTACTATTGAATATGACTTATATTATGATGGTGATAGTGTTGAAGGCACTGTATCATTTGATAGTTCTGGTGTTCCAACATTTACACCAAATACAAGTTTATAATAAACCTTTAAGGGTTAGGGTGAATAGCCCTGACCTTTATTTTTTATATTAAAATTCGAGGAAGGCAATGAGCCGGAGAATTAGAAAGAAAGAGGAAAAATGGAAGAAAAAATTATAAAATTAGGAAAAGATGAAAGATTAAAATTAAAAATATATACAGAAGATGGTAAATATACAGGCAATGATTTAATATTTGATTTAGAAGATATTGAGTTGCCTTTAAAATATCAAGAATTAGCAGAGAAAGATAAAAAAAATAAGGAATGGTTAAGAAATCAATTTACTATTATAAAGAAGAAGGAAGACCATAAAGGCAATAAATTGATGAGTTCTAACGAAGAAGCAGAGTTCAAAGCACTAGAAAGTTTCTTTAAAAAAGAAGAAGAAATTTATAATATGTTTTTAGGTGAAAATGGGGTTAAGAAGTTATTAAATGGCAAAAAGTTGGGTTGGACTTCACTTGAAAATATAGACAGATTAATTGAAGACCAAATTTTGCCTTATTTAGATATTAATATGGAAAATATTGAAAATAAAATTAAGAAAAAATATCAAGAAATTAATAATAATACACTTGAAATGCCTAAAATGAAAGATGAAAAATAATTACCCTGAATTTGTTAAAATTGGCGATAAATCATATAAAATAAATACTGATTTTAGAGTTGCAATTGAATGTAATAGAATAGCAGAAGACAATTCAATCGGTGATTTGGAACGATGTCTTGCAATTATTTATAAATTGTTTGGTGATGAAGGTTTATATGATAGCAAAAATCATAGCAAATTATTAGAATTAGCATTATTATATTTAAGTTGTGGTGAGAGTAAACCAAAAATTGATGAAAATCCTGATATGGATTTAATCGAAGATGAAAAATATATAAAATCAAGTTTTAAATATGATTATCAATATAATCCTTATGATATGGAATATCTACATTGGTACGAATTTTTTAACGATTTGTGCAATTTAAGTAATAGTGAATTTGGGGCTTGTTGTATTTTAAATAGAGTTCGTGATTTAAGAAATTTTGATACAAGTACAATTAAAGACCAAAAAGAAAAGGAAAAAATTGAAAAGGCAAAAGAGCAAGTGGCTTTGAAAAAATATAAGAAAGAAAATAATTTAACAAGAGAACAAGAAGAAAGCATGGAAAGATTTAATAATATTCTTGGTATATAGGAAGGATGTGATAGTATGCATAGCGGAGATTTAATATTACACACTTATGTTGATGATAGTGGTGTCGATAAAGGTATTAAAGAAATTGAAAAAAAAGAAGTTGAACCAAAAGAAGTTAATATTGAAGACAATGTTGATGAAATAAAAGAAAAAATAGAAAAATTAGACAATGAAATTGAACAATTAAAAGAAAAAAGAGAAAAATTAAGAGATTTAGATTTAAAAACAGGAGATAATGGTTATTTAGAAAATTTAAAAGAACAAAATAATATAACAAGTCAAATAATTGAAAAAACCAAAGAACAAACAAATTTATATGAACAATTAAAAAAGAAATATGAAGAACCAATAAATACAGAAAATTTAAGTGAACAAATCGAAAAAGAAGTACAAGAATCAATACAAGTTATACAAGAAATGTTCCCTGATTTAGATATTACAGATTTATTAAATGAAACACCAAATGATGTGAAAGATATTTCAAATATATTAAAAGATACTGGGAAAAGATTGAGTAGTATTATAAAAAAAGTTGGAAGATGGGCTTTGGCTGTTTTTGGTGTAAGAGGGGCATATAATGCTATTAGAAATGCTATGAGTGTTATATCTCAAAATGATGAAAAATTAAAAGCAGATATTGATTATATGAGAAATGCATTAGCATATACATTAGAACCGATTGTAAAAAAAATTGTTGATTTAGCAAAGCAATTAATGACATATATTGGGTATATTATTTATAGATGGACAGGTAAAAATATATTTGAGAATGCAAATAAAAGTCTTAAAAGTGCAAATGGCCAAGCAAAGAAATTAGAAAGAACACTTGCTGGTTTTGATGAAATAAATATTTTAAACAAAGATTCAAGTTCTAGTGGTGGCGGTGTTGGTCCTAGTTTTGATTTATCTAAAGTTGACCAAGTTAAAGTTCCAAAATGGGTTGAATGGATTGCAAACAATAAGGAAACAATTTTAACTGTTTTGGGAACATTAGCATTAACATTTTCTGCTGTAAAAATTGCAAAATGGGTTAAAAATTTATCAGGACTTGCAGGTGCATTAGGTTATGGTTCTGGTGGTATTCTTGCATTATTAAGTGGAATTGCTTTAATTGGTGCTGGAATTGCTATTACAATATATATAGCAAAAAGATGGTGGGATGATGTCCAAAAATTTAAAAAATCAATTGATGAAATAGTAGATGCAGGACAAAAAGGACAGCAAGAATGGATTAAAAATGAAACAGATATAAACAAATTAATTATTGCTGGTAATATAAATAGAAATTATGGTTATCAAAAATTAAAAGATAGTAATAATGTATTGGCACAAATTAGTGGTTTAAGTGAAACACTTGTTAATAATGCAAAGGCAACAGCAGAAAATATTAATAAACAAGTAGAAAAAGAATATGAATTATATAGAACAACGAAATTAACAAAAGAAGAAAAACAAAAAATATTAAATAATATAATGCAACAAGTTGAATATAACAAAAAAGTTATTGAAAAATTAAAAGAACAAGGCAAAGAAACGAAAGGCCTTGAAGATACAAACAAAAAAATCATGAAATATGGTGATGAAATTTATAAAGATATAAATGGGACAAAAAATAGTTTATATGATATTAATAAAACACAATTAAAAGATAAAGATTTAAAAATAAAAGTTGATGCTGATACTAGTAAAGCAGAAAAGAAAACAAGCACTTGGTTGAAAGAAACATTAAAATCAGTTGGTAAAATTGGATTAATTATATCAGGGCATCCGGGTGCTGCTGCCGCATATAGTAAGTTATTTAATGCAAAAGGTGCAATATACATTCCTAAACTTGCAAGAGGCGGAATTATTAACCAACCGGGACGCGGTGTACCATTAGGAACTGCTATTGGTGGTGAGCGTGGTATGGAAGGTGTAATTCCACTAACAGATAGCCAACAAATGCAATTATTAGGTGAAGCAATTGGAAAATACATAACTATAAATGCGAATATTACAAACTCAATGAATGGTAGAATTTTAAGCAGAGAACTTCAAAGGGTGCAAAATGAAAGTAGTTTTGCAACGAATGGTAGGTGATAAAATTGTTTATTAATAAGAATAGTATAATTATAAATGGTGTTAATATGGGGCAATATCTTGTTAGTGCAAAATATGGCTACAATAAATTATGGTCTAATGATAGTGGGCGTAATTTAGCCGGTTCTATGAGTGGCACACTTATTGGCATATTCCCTAAAATAGTATTACAATTTAGACAATTAAATAAAAGTGAGTTAGAAGTTGTAGTGCCAATTTTAGATAGTGCTAGACAAACAACTACATATTATGACCCATATAAGAAAGCAAATACTACAATGGAAACATATACAGGAGATTATGAAATTGAGAATAATAATATTGTTGGACAAAATGGCCACAAAAATAAAGGATTTAGTTGTTCGTTTATTGCAACTAGGAAAAGGAGTTAATATGAGAGTTCATACAAGCGCATTTAAAGAAGAAATTGCAAAAAATGGAAGACAAATTGATGCTAGGGTATATGCTTATGGAAATTATAATCTAATAACAGAAGCAAGTGATTCATTATTAACTGAAAATAATTTGCAATTGATAGCCGAGCAAATTAATTATGATGATAAAACATTAATTGATAGTGAATTGATATATAACATACATATTTTAAAACATGGCAATTTATTGCAAAGTTTAATGAAACAAGTTAATTTAGAATTAAAATATGATTTGAATGTTGGTAATGTTTTGAATGTTCAATTCGGTGTATTAGTTGGCAATGATTATGAGTATTTAGATTATGGAAATTATATTATTTATTCAAAGGAATATAATGCAAATAATGAAACTTGGAATTATGTTTGCTATGATAAAATGCTTTATTCAATGATTAAATATAAGCCACTAGATATAACATACCCTTGCACTATTAGAGAATATATAAGTGCAATTGCTGATAGACTTGGACTAGAATTTGCAAATTCAAGTGATACATTTACAAATTATAATCAACCTATTGCAAATGAATTATTTGAAAACCAAAATGTAAGTTATCGTGATGTTTTAGATAAGTTAAGCGAAATTGTTGCCGGAAATATTTTAATTAATGATGATGATGAATTAGAAATTAAATATGCAACAGCAACAAATGACACTATTGACGAAACAAATTTAAAAGATATTAATGTTAATTTTGGTGAAACTTTTGGACCAATCAATAAAGTTTCTATTCAAGAAACAGATGGTGGGTATGAGTACCCTGCCGAAAATAGTGCTTCTATTCAATCAAATGGTTTAACACAAATTAATATTGTTGATAATGAATTTGCTTTTAATGGTTATACCGAAACAATAGCACAGGCAATTTTAACTCAATTAAGTGGTTTAACATATTCTATTAATGATTTTGCAACAACAGGTGTTTGCTATTATGATTTTATGGATTTATTTAATGTAAGTATTGGTGAAAATACATACCCTTGCTTATTATTAAATAATGAAATTAATATAGAACAAGGTTTGACAGAAACAATATTTATGCAGAAAGAAAAGAACTCACAAACAAAAGAGGATGAATATATAGAACCAATTATGAGTAATAAGGAAGTACAATTTAAGATAAATCAACAAGAAGGAAAAATTGAAGCAAGAGTTGAAAAGGATGGCGTTATAAATGCTATTAATTTAAGTGAAGAAGGCACACAAATTTTAGCAAGTAAATTAGGAATAGAAGCAACTGATATTTTAGATATAATTGCTGGGAATCAAATAAATTTAACAGCAAAGAATATAACTATTGCTAGTGATAATTTTAATGTTGATAATCAAGGAAATTGTACTGCAAATAGTTTTAATTCAAATAATGCAACTATTACTGGTGGAAATTTAACAATTAATGCTAATACTAATGAACAAGTTATAAATATTAAAACTTCTAATAATACATATCAATCAAGAGTATATCCAAGCCATTTTTATCAAACTAATGGAACGCAAGCATTAACAATTGGCTCATATACATCAACAAATGGTTATGGTTTATGGTTAAGGGATTATGACAATACAGCACCAGAGGTTATGATAAATATTTCGAATAATGTATCAAGAATAGTTTTGCTAGACCAAAGTTCACAAGGATATGAATTAAATTCACAAGTTGGTTTAGTTGAAATTTCTGATAAAAGAAAAAAAGAAAAAATTAATTATATTCCAGAAGAAATTTCTAAAAATATAATTGAAAATTTAAACCCAATTGAATATTGTTTAATAGGCAAAGAACAAAAATATCGTGGTTTAATAGCACAAGAAGTTGAAGAAGTTTTAAAACAAAATAAGATTGAAAATGAAATATATCTTATTGATGAAAATGGGGATTATTCATTAGTTTATAATCAATTTATTGCAGATATTATAAATACCGAAAAATATTTATTAAAACAAATTGAAACTTTGCAAAATAAAATTGAAGAATTGGAAAGGAAGGTTAAATAATGGCAAATATTAAAGTAAGTGAATTAACAACTGCAACACAATTTAATGACGAAGACTATACAATGATAGTGCAAAATGGGGAAAATAAAAAAATAACAAAAGAAAATGCTTTTAATGATATTAATGAAGAAATAAATACAAAAACACAAAGACATGTTATTACTGTTCAATTAGAAAATAATTTTTCAAAAACAATAGCAGATTATGAAACATTACCATTTACAGTAGAAACAAAAGCCGGAACAAAATTAACATTATCAAACAATTCCGTTATAATTGGAAGCGGTGTTTCAAAAATTAAAGTAAGTGCAAAAGCATCTTTTAATACCATAGCAACTTCTGGTTTAAAATGGTTAACGATATTTAAAAATAATGATGCAGTTTCACCGAATCCTAGAAATTTAAGTGCAAGAGATATGATATATGCAACAGAAGTGCTTGTTTCTGTAAATGAAAATGACATAATAACTGTAAAAGTTAATGGCACTATAAATGATGTTATAAGAGGTGGAATAGGTTATACTTATTTAACAGTTGAAGTTGTAGAATAGGAGTTAATATGGAACGAGTTAAAAAAATATCAAAGTATGTAGTTAATGGGCTTAATATGATTAATGCTTTAATTTTAGTATTAAGTCCAATTTGGGGTTGGCAGTTAGATAATATCACCAAGACAATTGTAGGAATAACAGGTATTATTTCAACATATCTTGTAAGTGGAAAATTATTTGAAGTAAAAGAAGAAAAGAGTGATAAAAATGAAATTTGTAAAGAGATTGACAGTACCAGATAAAGACAATAAATATTATTTAAGACTAGACAAGGGCTATAATAAATGCATTCGTGGAAATATTAAAAATGGTATTAATTATGGCAAATATGATGTTTTGCCAAATTGCACAGGTTGGTGCTATGGCCGATTTTTAGAAAGTCAAGCAATTGAAGAATGTGATTTGCCAAGAACTAATGCAGAGGATTGGCTTGATGATAATAAAAAATATCAAGAAGGATGGGGTGCTCGTATTGGTTCAATATTAGTTTTTGCAAAAGGCAAAGTTCATAATGGTAAAGATGGTGCCGGACATGTTGTTTTTGTAGAAAATATTGATTATAATGGCACATTAACAGTTAGTGAAAGTGGTTGGAATGCAAAGAAAAGAATGTGGACGCAAAAGATTAAACTCAATTCAAAAGGTGGTTACGCTTATTCTAGTAAGTACACATATTTAGGTTGTATCTATTCACCAACTAATTTTGAACAATATTATTATGGTGTGCTTCCAAAAACAAATCTTGCTTATGGTAATAAAGGCAAGGATGTAAAAAGACTTCAAGAATTTTTAAATTGGTGTCTTGGAAGCGATTTAAAACTAGACAGCCATTATGGACCAGCAACTCGCAATGCTGTTAAAAAATATCAAGAAAAATATAAATTAAAAGTTGATGGTAAATTTGGACCAAAGTGTAGAAAGAAAGCACAGGATATCAAATTATAGCATTATTTGTGTTTTTAATACTTATTTTAAAGAGTTTTTGTAAATCTAGTATAAATATATTAGAAAAATAAAACTCTTTTTATTTGCTTTTAAAATCATTAATTTTACATTTTACACTTTTTTACTACTTTTTATTAATTTTCTATTTACATTATTACATAGTAGTAGTATAATGAAATTGTAGAATAAAGGAGGGATTAAAAGATGAAATTAAAAAAGGGTATTAGAATAGCCGTTGCAATTATGAGTGTTATACTATTTATTTATTTAATTAGTATAGACAATGGTTTAACTATTAATATGAAATTGTTGGTTAATTCATTAATAGTTGCTTGTATTAATTTATTAGCAAATTTTAAATATTAGGAGTGATTATGACAGATTATGAATATATAAAGCAATTTAAGGCAATAAGCATTAAAAATATTTGCATAGATTTAGGGCTCGAAAAAGATTATAGAAATATTTTAAATGGTGTTGCTAGAAAAAGTAAAATTGCAAAAGTTAGAAAGGAAATAGAAAAAAGAATAAAAAGGTTAGAAGATGGAATATAAATTATATATTATTAAGTGGGCTATTTGTATGTGGCTTGCAATATTAATAATTTTATTGATTTTAAAGTATTTTATAAAAGAAATGATAAAACATAGAAAGGAAAATAAGAAAGGGTTTGAATTATGGAAATTTTTGAAAGAACTATTTTTAAGAAGAAAAATTTAGAAATTAAAAGTTTACAATTTGAATTATTAAGGAAAGAGTCAACAATAAAAGCATTAAATAAAAGAATTGATGAATTAAATAGTATATCTGTTGAAACAATTGAAAGTTTAACAAATGATAATATTGAATTAAGAAATAAACTAGATAAAACAGAAAAAACAAAAAGAAAATTATTAGGAACAGCAGGAGGGTTAAAAAAATATAACAATAGATTAATTAATGAAAACGAAAAATTAAAATTAACAATTGATTTATTACAAAAAGACTTTGACGATTTTAGAAAAAATAAATTTATTGTTAAAGAATTAAAACCACAGAAAGCACCCAAAACACAAAAAATGAAAATTAAAGATTGTTCTGTGCAAAGCAAGATAATATCTAAAATTAAGAACGAAGATAATTAGTTTACATTTTACCTAAAATATTTTATAATATTTTGAAAACCGCAAAAAATAAAATAGAAATAAAAAATGGAAACTGCTAATTGGTATTACCATTAATGATTTTTTTCTTTTATTCATATATGTATATCCTATTATTCTTTAATCTTATTAACAAGAATGAGGTTTGCGGTTCTAGTTCTTGTTATTAATGTTAATTTTTTAATTATATATATCCCTGATTTTTAATCAAAAAACCATAGCAAATTGATTGATATATTATGGCAATTCACCTCCAATGAGTTTGAAATAATAAATTACTGTTTTTTTGCAATAAGTACACCTTTTTACTCTTTAAAACAACTTTGGGTTTGTGGTTCGAGAGTTGTTTTTTTATGTGTAAAATTTTCAAAAAGTATTAAAAATGTATTTATTTTGTATTAAAGTTGTAGTATAATTATATTAGAAAGGAGTAAAAATGAATGATAAAAAAGAACTGGAATTAATACAATTTCGTTCAAGCAAAAAAGAAATATTAATGAAAATCGCCCATGAAAAAGATATTTCATTAAATGCTTTAATAAATTTCATTATTAATGAATATTTAGAAAAGGAAAAACAATAATGACAAAGCAAGAATATTTAAATGAATTAAATAAGGCGTTTAAAGATTTTATATTTTTTCCAGAAGACCACCATTACGAATATAAAGGCGAACGGATTGGTATTAGTGCAACAAGATTAATTGAAGATTATACTAATGAATTTGATAGCCAAGCAGTTGCTGAAAGAGTTGCAATTAAAGAAGGCAAATCAGTTCAAGAAGTATTAGATGAATGGAAATATAAAAATGAATTTGCAACAACAAAAGGAAGCACTTGCCATGAATATATACAAGCAAAATGGGTAGCAAGATATTGGGAACGAATTAATTTTGATGGCAGTATTGAATACTTTGATGCAGTTGAAAAAATAAAAAAACAAGCCGATAATTTTAAAGAAGATTATAAAAATAAATTGGAACACTTGGCTGATGAATTTATTATTGGTAGTGAAGAATATGATATTGCGAGTGCCATTGACCATTTATTTATTAACAAATTGACAGATGGACTTGTATTAGTTGACTACAAAACAAATAGTGATATTCACAAAAACGAAAAATATGCCAAAAATATGAAAGTGCCTTTATCACATTTAAAAGATACAACTTTAAATCATTATTACATACAATTATCAATGTATAAATATATTGTAGAAAAATACACTAATTTAAAATTTGAAGAAATGTTTATTGTATGGTTTAGTGAGTTAAATGATAATTATGAGATAATTAAAGTGCCTTATTTAAAAGAAGAAGTTGAAAAAATATTAGAAAGTAGGAGAGTGAAAAATATGAATAGTGTGCCAGTATTAATTATTGGAAAATCTGGAAGTGGCAAAAGTGCTAGTTTAAGAAATTTTAAAAAAGATGAAATTGCTATTGCAAATGTTCTTGGCAAACCTTTACCATTTAAAAGCGACATAGAAGCACCAAAAGTTGATGATTATAATGTTATTATTCAAGCCATTAAAAAAACAGATAAGAAAGTTATTGTTATTGATGATGCAGGGTATTTATTAACAAATGAATTTATGAGTAAATCAAGCATTAAGGGTTATGATAAGTACAACGAAATGGCAAATAATATGTTTAATCTTATTAATGGTATTAAAAATATTGAAGGTGGTAAAACAGTTTATTTAGTAATGCACGAAGACCAAGATGAATTTGGAAATGTTAAGCCAAAAACTATTGGTAAATTATTAGATGATAAAGTTAATATTGCCGGAATGTTTACAATTTGCATTAGAGCAATGTATGAAAATAATCATTACATTTTTAGAGTTAAAACAAATGGTCAAGATTGTGTTAAAACACCTATTGGAATGTTTGATGAAGACGAAATTGAAAATGATTTAAAATTAGTTGATGAAAAAATTAGAGAATATTATGAATTATAATAAAAAGAAAGAGGGTTATTTAAAATGTTAAATCAAGTTATATTATGTGGTAGGTTAGTTGAAAATCCTACATTAAATGAAAATGAAGAAAATAAAAAATTATGTGAAATAAAAGTTGCTGTTTCAAGAAGTTTTAAAAATGAAGAAGGTATTTATGAAACTGATATTATTCCATGTATTTTATGGAATAGCATTGCTGAAAAAACAATAGAATATTGCAGAAAAGGTGATGTAATAGGAATAAAAGGCAGATTTCAAATGATAAATGATAAATTACAAGTTATTGCAGATAAAATTACTTTTTTAAGCGCAAGAAAAGAAGAAAGTGAGAAATAAAATGAGTGAAAAAGTAGTAATAATTATTTGTTTTATGGTATTTGCAATTATATTTATTATTTGTGATACTATAAAGCAAATTAAAAAAGACGAAACAATGATGTTTTGGGAAAATTTTGATAAATTTAAAGAACAATTTGAAAATTTAGATGAAAAGAAAGATGAGGAGAATTAATTATGAATTTTAATAAAGAATTATATAAAAATAGTGAAGCAAAAGAATTTGGGGAATTTGAAAATTTAGAACTTGGTGGGCATGAAATCGTTATTGTAGATGCAAGAGAATATACAAGTGAATTTAGTGGAAACACAAGTTTAAAAGTATCAGTTGATATTGCTGGAAATGATAAACAAGTAGGATTTTTTAAAAAACAATATGATGAAGCAGTAAAAAATAAAAAAGATGGTGAAGAAGTTAAATGGCCAACAGGTGCAGTTCGTTATTTATCTTTAAAAGATGAACAACTTGCGTATTTAAAAGGATTTATCACAGCACTTGAAAATTCAAATAAAGGGTTTAAATTTAATCCAGAAGGAAATTGGGAACAATTAAAAAATTTAAAACTTGCTGGTGTTTTTGGTTTAGAACAATATGAAAATCAAGATGGTGAAGTTAAAACAGCAGTTAAATTACAAAATTTTAGAAGTCTTGATAAATTAAACGAAATTAAAGTTCCAAAAGTAAAAATGCTTGATGGTTCATTCGTTGATTATGAAGAATACAAAAACAAAAGTGTAAACCAAGCAAAGGACACATTTGGCGACAGCACTATTGAAATTGATGATTCAATGTTGCCATTTTGATAAAAATATAATAAAAATTTGATAATAAATTAAGCAACTGTAAAGCAGTTGTTTTTTTATTATTTTTTATTAAAAAAGTATTTACTTTTATGCAGTTGTTTTATAAAATTAAATTAAAGGAGGAATAGATAAAAATGAAAAATTATAAAGATAAGGCATATATCTTTAAAAAAGAAAAGAAGATTAAGATTAATCAAAGAATTGCAGGTGAAAAAATAGGATTAACGCAACCAAGTTTATCGAATATTATGAATAGCAAAATACCTTGTAGAAAAATAACTGCATATTGTATAACAAAATATCTTGATGAAAAAGCCGAAATTGAAGATTATTTTGACAGGGTAAAATAGAAAGGGCAATAAATTATGACAATTGAAAAATTATTATCAAGTGAAACATTTATTGAACTTTTTAGAAAGAATGAATTTGAAAGAATTGAAGAAGAAAATAAATTATTTATTCAAGCAAGGCAATTAGGGGTTGAAAAACAATTTAAACAGACATTAAAAAAGTACGAAAAATCTTTCAAAGAAAAAATACCAATGCAAAAAGATTTAAAGTTGCCAAAATGTAAATATGATATTGAAAATTATAATTTTGGAAAATATCAATGTACTATTAATGGAATTATTGATACAAAAACAGATTATAAATTTTCGTATATTCCTGTTTTACCGGTGGAAAGATATATTAATGAAGAAACCGGAAAAGAAAAAGTGAAAATTATATTTTACAAAGAAAATGAGTGGCGTGAAATGATACTTGATAAAAGCCAGATATCTATTAGTCAAAAGTTATTATTATTAAGTGATTATGGGCTTGATGTTAATAGTGAGAATGCTAGATATTATATTAATTATTTTGCAGAAATTATGAATATTAATGATATAAAAAAATTAAGCAGTGTTTCACATTTGGGTTGGCAAGGCGATTATTTTATTCCTTATGATACGAAGGGCGTTTATGATGGTGCAATAGAACATAAAAATATTTATAATGCCGTTAGTTCAAAAGGGAATTATGATAAATGGAAAGAAACAGTGCAAAAATTAAGAAAACACAAGACAATGAAAATATTAATGGCAACTACACTTGCAAGTCCTTTACTTGAAAAATTGAATATATCGCCATTTATAGTTAATGTTTGGAGTTCTTTATCTGGAAATGGAAAAACTTTATCTTGTATGGTTGCAATGTCTATATGGGGCAATCCAGAAAATGGACAACTAAAATTATCAAGCAATAGCACACAAAATTACTATACCGCAATTGCTAGTTTTATGAGAAATATAACTTGCTATTTTGATGAATTACAAATTGTTAAGAATGTTAACTCATTGAATCTTGATAATTTGATTATGGATTTATGCAAATTATCAAGATTCAATGAG